GACACAACTAAACCTGTTGATTCCATAGATCGGGGACAATTTCGCGGGGGACTTGGAGTCGAGTGCGATATTGATCCATGGTTTCGGCAGAAGGTGGGAGAATGTCGGGTTGATTGATGAAATGAGCGAGATTCCATTTCGGTTGAAAGGGAAGGGGCCCTTGCCAGACTGAGATGTGTTGACGGACTTCGTATATTGAGGGGAAGTAGGTCAGATCTATTTGTTGTCTGAGGGTTTCATCGATCCTAAGAAATCCGGGGAGGAAGTTCTGGATCATGTTGACGACATCAGGGTCTTCTGGGTCGGCAGCATCGTCGAGGAACTCGTAGTAGATGTCACGACATAAGTCATGAAATCGGTGATCCATGCCACAAGCGGCGTAGGCAATGCCTATAGCGCGTGCAGATGTGAACTTTGGTCTAGGACCGCGTTCAGGATAGCAGAGTTGAGCGACAAGTTTACCTATTGGGCGTTGAGGTAGGCCATAGTTGCATTGGTAAGATAGAGTTTCTATCTTGCCACGAACGTCAGTTATTACGGATTTGGTTTTAGAGAGGACCATTCCATAGCGAGAGAGAGCGTAAGCCTCGAAAAATTCGAGAAAAGCAGAGAGGCGGGTGAGTAGCCAGTGGGTAAAAGCGGAGTTATCATCACCCATGATGAGGAGAAAGAATGCGTCTATTTCTTCAATAGTAGCGCCGAATTCAATGAGGCCATCGAGAATTAGAAATAGATTTCCAAAACTGTCAAGGTATTGAGTGTTAAGCAGTCCTGAGGGGACGCCGGCATGTTGGCGAATGTATGAGAATCCATCAGCAGTGATGAAGACCATGTTATTATACCAAGTGTGGAGAAAGTGGAGCATGTTGGAGATGCGTGTGAACATCTTTTCGGGTGTGAGGTCCGGGTAAATGGGGTAATCGTATGTGGGTTGATATCCATGTGAAATGACAATGAGACGTTCAAGGAAATGGGTCCAGAATATGTCAGTGATGACGCGGGGTAGTCGTTGATCAAAGCCAGACCAGTCAATTGTGAAAAAAGAGCGGAAGGATTGAGCGATGCGGTCAATACGAACGTTGGAGCCACGAAGTGTTTCATATCCATACATAATGCAGCAAGTGATTTTGCGGGCGAGGACGTGAAATGGGAACGTGAGTTGCGATTCGAAGCGGATAAACAAATCATCGACGGCGTAGACGGGTCTCTGTTTGAGAAAGCCATCACGATCGGAGATGTGATTACGGGTGTACAGTGTGGTCGGGTGTTCGAGAAAGAATTTTCGAAGTGAGTCGTATTTATCGACAGCTTGCGAGAGAAAGGGAAGGCCGGTAGACTTTACATAGTGGACGATTGTGCGAGCGGACTCGAGGAAAGCGTTGATGTAGTAGCCTTTGGAGGTGGGCTTCTTTTCGTATTCTGTGGGGTGGGAGAAAACGGCATGTGCGTTGATCTTGAAAGAGCGGCGGTTGTGATATCCAGTACCAGTGTGAAGGGGTGTACCATCGTAGAGGGAGTCAACGAAGTGGACGGGAAGACATGGGGTTACGTCTAATTTCTTCATGATGAGGTCGAGAATGAGGTCACGGCGGGCGGGATCAATTGGAGCAGATGGAGTTTGAGGCTTGAAAAAATCACTGACGGTAGCGTCGGTGGTGCCAAGCGGGCGAACATATTTATCGAGGTATTGTTGGTAGATCGGATATTGGCATGTGATCAGGCGTTGGATGCGTGGATCGACGTGGAAGCCAGTTTCAGGAACTTCTGCGGTAGCAGTAACAATTTGCGCACGTTTAAATTCGTACGGGAGGGCGATAATACCAGAGGGCGGGATTCGATTGCTAGGAAGGGTGGTGAGGTCACGGGGGAGAAAGAATTCAGCGGGGAAATCTTGTTTGGAGGACTTTTCGGCAAGAAGGTTTTCGAGAGTGTTAGCTTCGGAGAGATAGCGTTGTTCGATTTCTGTGTCGAGGAACTGATGTTTGAAGGATGATTCAAGACGATCTAGATCTGTGTCGTTGTGAACCTGGAGGGTTGTAGCGGGATCGGAACCAGAACTTTGGAAGATTTTCCAGTCTCTTCTGAGATGAAGTAGACGTTCAGCAAAGTAGTTGCGAACATTTGGAAAGACCATTGTGTGGAGAGTGTGAATTTTCTGAAAGAAATTCAGTCTTAATAGACTATATTCGGTAGGCAGTATATGCA